CTATATCTTCAATTCATTTATTTTAATAATCACTTCACTTTCAAAATGGTTAATGTGATTTTCAATTATTCTTGCTAATTCCTTATAATCTAAACATTCATTAGCATTACATTCTATATTAGACTTTAAAATAGATATAGATGTTTCATGCAATCTATTTATTTCAGTTTTTAACAATACCATTATATTCTCAAGTATAAAATAGGTTGCTTGATTCCTTAATAACTCCGTGCTTCTGTTAAGCATATCTATATTAATTCTATCTAGTTCTAATTCTATCTGATTTATATTCTTTTTGATATTGTTCTGTATTATATATTTGAACATATTACTTTTATATATATTAATCATCTTTAACCAATGTAAACTAACCTGTATTTTTAAATCTTCAGTATTTAAATGTCCATTAACTAACTTTTCTTTAACTAATACTATTGCTTGTATTATCTCTTTTTGATTTTCTGAATTTTCTTTAAAATTCTTTATAGTAAAATACAGGAGTATAGCACTAGCAACTAAGCTAATGCCATTATCTCCTATCATTTTAATTATATTACTTATTATTTCTATCTCCATTTAATTCACCTATTTACATATATATTAGGTTATATTAACTCTCTTACATTCATAATTCAATTATTTTCTAAAATTAATCATTAAAAATTCTTAAAAGATCATAAAAGAAATACAATCTATTCTTTCTCTTACCATCGCTAAAAACATATTTTAAATCTTCAAACTTTTTAATATTATTTTTAGCTGTTGTATATGTTATATTCATCGAACTTGATAAATTATTAATTGAAAAGATTGGATTTCTAAAAATATAGTCTATATACTCATATTTTAATTTATTGCTTTTTACTTCTTTAATTAAAACATCATATAATTTTTCTACCATTTTTAATTTTTCTATATTCCTTTTAGATTGATTTATAACACTATCTAAAAAGAAATTTATCCAACCAATCCAATTTGAGTTTTCTTTTCTTGTTTCATCTAAATAAGCATAATATTTAAGTTTATTTTTTTCTATTTCTTCACTTATATTAAAAGTTTTATTGTTTATCAACCCTCTTTCATAAAGATAAAGAATTATAAGTAATCTACCAACTCTACCATTTCCATCTAAAAAAGGATGTATTGTTTCAAACTGTGCATGAATAATAGCTATCCTAATCAATTCATCCAATTCATCATTCACATCATTTATATAAGTTTCTAAATTAGACATATATAAATCAATTTTATCTGCTATTGGTGGTATATGCTTCGCATCTTCTATATTTTTCCCACCAATCCAATTTTGTACTTTTCTATATTCTCCAACATTTCTATTAGATCCACGACCACTTTTCAACATTTCTTTATGTATAATTTTAATTAATCTAGTTCCTATTGGTAAGTCTCTTAGTGTTATAATCCCTTTATTTAAAGCTTCAATATAGTTTTTAATTTCTAATGTATCATTATTATATTTTAATGTAGCTTCTGCTTGAATTATCTCATTAAAACTTGACTGTGTTCCCTCTATTCTTGTTGATTGTAAGGATTCATTAACAGAAAATAAATAAAAGAATGTTTCACTTAATTTGCTATGTTCTGTTCTCACATTTATTTCTTTTATTAACTCACGTGCTTTTATAACCTTTTTATTTAATTTTATAATTTCTTCATTTTCAAATTTAATAGGTAACAATTGTGGTTCAAACGGTTTTTTCATATTCATCAACTCCTCGCCACAATTATAACTTATATTTTAATTTTTTTCAAGTTTTTATAATATAGTGGCATTTTTATCTACTATATTATATTTTTTTGTTTTTTTCAAAAATACCAAGTTGCCCCTGCTCTTGCAACTACTTCCGTCTTTTTAATTTCAAAAGGTTTAGTCTTTAATGCTACATCAGCATATACTAATGACCTATGATAGTCTCTTTTAATATCACTTAATACATCACTAAAATTTGAGAAATTAGAGTTATAAAGAGGGGTAGGCTCTACTGCTTACCCTTTTCACCCTCTTCTTCTTTTTCTGTAGCTTTTGCTATCTCTTGTGTTGCCCATGCTTTCTCAACTACTTTTTCTGCTACTTCTTCTGTAATTTCTTTTCCTTTATTCTTAGCAGCATTTACAAGTAATTCTGTTGCTAACGCTTTCTTTGACATTCCTGACTTATCTAAAAAGTGCTTTTCTACAAATGCTACTGCTTGTATAGATAAATCTAAAATTGTATCATCTATTGTTGTTTCTGTTCTCTTTGCTAATTTCTTAAATAATGGAACTAATGCTCCAAATATTGCCACTAATACTCCTGCCACTAATAATAAAATTTCTTTTGTTGTCATAATCTTTATCTCCTTTATTTTTTATTAATTTCTTTTTCTAATTCATTAAATACAATTCTAAAATCGTTCCCTATTTTTATCCAATCTTGCATCAATACTTCTTTATCGTTTCTACTAAATGTCATAGGATACTTTTTAAGAATGTTACTTTTTTCATATCTAGGTGCTATAATACTTGCAATACCTTTTAAAATACTTTCAATCATATATAGTTACACCTTTAACTCAAAATGTGGATAATCTTTAAAACTCTTCCAATCTCCACCCCATGATACATTAAGTCCTCTATCTATAGCATATTTCTTAAATACATTAGCTATAGCTGTAAGTTTTGATACATCATATAATTTTTCTATATTTGTTCCATTAGGAATATATAAACATATGTCTATAGCATGTCCATAACCACTTGATTTTATTTGATGATTAGATTTTTTAATATAACCATCGCAATTTGTTACAATATTACCTTTTATAGTTCTACCTTGTTGATACAACTTATTTTGATATTCTGCAGTCCTTACTCCTTGTGTTATTTTAAAATCATAGGGACTATTTGCAATTACTTTTTCCATTAATCTGACTAGCTTAGGGTGTATATTTTCCATTTTATTATAGCTTGCATTACTAAATTTATATCCCACTTCAACACCACCTTTCTTTAAAAATTTATATATAAAAAAAGAACAGCAATAATACTGTTCTTAAGTTATAATTATTTAAGTATGTTACCTATCAAATCCTAATTCTTTTTTTATAGCTTCCTGTAATAAATTTGAAAAATTTAAGTTATGATTTTTACCCAATTCATTAAGCCAACTAGGAATAGTAACATTTTTTCTAACCGTTATACTTTTACATTCATTAACATATCTAATCATATCTAAACTAATTAATGTTTTAAAGCTTTCTCCTTCAATATAAAATTCTTTTTCATCATCAGGAATATTTATTAATATTTTATTTATATCACTTGCTTTAGGTAAGCTTTTTCCTTTTACAAAATCATCATACAACCAAGTCCCAATATAATCTTCTGCCATTTTCATAGCTTCCTCTATTGTTTTACCTTCAGTTGCACCATTATCTAAATCAGGAAAAACAACAACATAATTTCCTTCAATAGCTTTATGAAATATTGCAGGGTAAACTACCATAAAAATCACTCCCTTTATAATAACAAGCTAGGCTTATTTAAGCCCTGCTTGCTTTAAAATTTTTAGTTCTAAACCTTTACCAAGTTCTTGTCTATGGTCTGGAACTACAGTGTATTTGCCCGTACTCTGATTATAAAACTTCCTATGTGAACCTTTTCCACCTGGTATTTGTTTAAAACCATTTTTTAAAAGTAATTTAATCATTTCCTTTGACGTCATAGGCATAAAATCACCTCACAATAATTATACACATTAATACTTGTAAAGTCAAGCATTTTTTAAATAATTTTCTTATATTTCAAGCTATCATATAGTTCTTGAGGACTTATTGAATAATAATTTTTAGGCAATAATATATCAAGCCTATTATCTATTAATTCAGCACACCATTCACTACATGTATATTTATCTTTGCTATGTCTTCTTAGATTAAATACTTGTGTTAACAATATTCCTTTCCAATCATACTTTTTACCTTTAGTTTTTTCATAAAAAGTCATCACATCTTTTTCAGTTACACCTCTCAATTCAAATATATCCCATTTTTTTAAATTAAGTGCATTTTCCTTTATTCTTACTCTTTGTTCTGTAGATATTCCTATCAAATAATTATCTATATATAATTCACAATGTGAATATTTACCTTTTGTAAACCATTTAATAAGTCTTGACCACCATTTATAATTATCCTTGTAAAATGCAATATAAATTTTATTCTCTTGGTAATTCATAATCTTTCAACTCTTCCTCACTCATATTCTTTATATCTTCTCTTATCTTAGACCATTTCTGCATTGCGTTTGTAGTCTGTTTTTGCATTATTTGACCTAGTTTCATCATCTCTTGAATAGTTAAAGTTACATAATGTTCATGACCCTCCACATCTTTCATTTTCCATTTATCAAAGACTGTTTGCTTAGTCATTTGCATAAATGATAAAATTTTTAATAACGATGTCTGGTCTTCAAGTTCTCTATTAGGCTGTAAGTATCCTTTAAATTCAAATGGTTTTTCTTTTTCTAATTGTTCGTAAGTCTTTGTCTTATTTATTAAAAAATCTCTTTTAGCTGCATAATTAAATTTAAGTACTCCATTTTCTATATATTCATATTCTTTTAATTCAATTTTTACAACTTTATCATTTTCTAGTATTTCATTATTTGATAATGTATATCTATTCTCCTGGTATTCTTTAAATTTATAAGCTTGTATTTCATCATCACTCATACTAACAATATCATTATCTTTTATTTTAGAATACTCTACATACTCATTTTTTATTATTGCTCCTGGATAATTACTTAATATATCATTATCTTCTATTTCATCAAAAAAAGAAGCTATAAAAGCTCCAGTTGTGTCATAAACATATTTACTCACTTAATCACTCTCCTTTAAATTCTAATTCAAATGGTGGCACTATATGTGCAAATTGCCACTCGTTCCAATCACCATGATCATCTAAAGACCAAATAGCATAGAATATTTTTAAAAATAATGTGTCATTTTCAAAAAGTATTCCCGTTTCAAAAAATTCTTCTTCAAATTTTTTAGTGTAATTCGTTTTTTCTGTAAAGTTTAATTTTTGCTCTTTTATTTCTCTGTTCTCAAGTGTAAATGAAAATGTTACATCAAATTCTTTTTCTTGCCAAATACAGTAGCTACAACTTCTTCTTCTAACATTTTTTTCATTTAAGTGGAATGCATAACGAGTTCCATTGGGTCCACATGTTCCCCACTCCTCGTGTTGATTTTTATCTGTAAATATTAATTTAAATTTAACTTCAAATACTCCATCCTCATAGTCAGGAAGCTTAAAAAAGATACCGTATTTATTAAAGCCTTCGTTTAATTTTCTAGCACTTTGCCCTGTTTTATCATTTGCTATCATATCATTAAAATATGGTATCCAAAAGCTTTTGATATAGCAATCAATTTCTTTATTTTCTTCCATTTTAAGTTCTGAAAATTCTAAAATCAATCTAAAATGATCAACGGTATAATGTCCATCTTCCTCAGTATGTTCATGAGTTATCCAACTATCGTATTTTAAGCTAACATCTATCTCATCATAATCGATATATAATTTAGACGGAGTCGCTACCGTATATATCCCATATTCAAATTCATCTTCTTTTAAAGTTAAACAAAACTTATCATTTTCAAATTTACCTAATGTATAGTTTACATCATGACTATTTATTCTATTTCTTTCACTTCTAAAAAAATTAAGAGATAATTCTTCAGATTTAGGATTTTTAATATATTCTTGTATTTGCTCATATTCATCTTTTATTGCTTTATTAAAAACCTCTTTTTTTAGCTTTATTTCAGCTAAATCATTTAAATAATAAGTATTTCCATAATAATTTTCGTAATTTTCTGATGTAATAACATCATCGCCTAGTTCAATTGGGAACTCAATAATATCTTCTATATTTGATGTTTTTGCCCAATTTTTTAGTTTAATAAAAAAACTTTTAAGACCAACGGCATTACCAGTATTATAAAATAATACTACACTATTAACATTTTTTGATGTAAATACATTATATTCATTTAATTTAGCATTATGCTCCCACTCATTTTTTTGTTTATCACCTATTTCAAATTGTTCATACATTCTCTTATAAAGCTCTTCCATACTATCTTGAACCTTTTTGTTGTATTCATTTCTTAAAAATCTTAAACCAACCTTTTTAAAATTTTCTTTATCAGGTATGCTATATTTACCAGATTTCCTACATTTATATAATTGTTCATTATATAATATCACATCACCTTTTTCTAAATTTTCAGATATGCTTTTTATTTTTTCACTTCCTATTAAGCTTTTTAATGATTTAATTTTATCATTAACATTAGATACTTCTTTTAACTCCATAATTATTTACCTCTTAAACTTATTTTTTTAAAATTTGTTTCATCAGGTATTGAATATCTACCAGCATTTTTACATTTATATAATATGACTGCATCATCTTTAAAATATTTCATTATATCGCCTTTTTTATATTCTTGCTCAACACCACTATTTCTATTTACTCCTTGCCCTAATAAAGTTCTTAAACTTCTTAATTCACATTCTTTATTAATTATTTTTTTAGTATCTATATCCATGTCATACCTCTTGCCATATCTCTTCAAAAGTTGCAAATTTTAAACTTTTTTTATAATTCTCAAATTCTTCTACAGTTAAATAAGTTAAAGAACTATCTATTTTAATATTTAAGTCAGCTTGTTGGTCTACAATAATTATACACTTTTGAACAATATCTATTGCATTTTTTCCATTGTATGCTGGTAAATAATCCCCCTCATCACCTTTATTATAAGCATACATAATCTCTTTTCCTGTGTCATCTTGTGCAAATATTCCCATTTCTTTTATTTTAAAGCCTTCATTTATTATACTAGCTCCTGATTCATCTCTATTAGATACTACAAATATAAATTCAACTATTCCATCATTTTTAGTGGTATATGAATTTACAGGAAACTCATTTTTAAAATCTATTAATTCTGTCAATGTTTTATCATCACCGTTATTAAAACCAGAACCTATTTTAAATTTCGTAAAATTAATTTTAGTTTCATGTGCTATAGCTCTACCTAATAAATTTCTACCTTCATTAGTTAAAATCCACCCCAAATAATTTGACATTTTTACCTCCTATTTTCTTATTCCTATATAATTTTGTTTTTTAGTTAATCCTAAAATAGATATATTTAATTTTTCATTTAAATATGGTAAATTAAAATCTCTCATACCAATAAAATTTACTTTTTTACATTCAGAATAAATTTTAGCAGTTAATTTAAAAATATAATCTCTATTAAATATTATTGCTTCTAATAAACTTCTAACATTTTTATATTCATTTACTGTTCTTAGCACTTTATCATATGAATTTTCTGTTATTTGTGGATATTCTGTATGTATCTTAAAATGTCCAGCAAGTCCACCATATTCAAACCATTCAAGTACATCAGCATCACCAAATAGTATATTGCAAATTGCTTTAACCGCTCCAACAGTCCCTTTATTGAAATGAAGTAATAAAGCATTGTTTAATAATTCAATTTTATTTTTCCTATCTAAATTTTCATCTAAATAATCTAAACTATTTTCCCAAAGTAAATAATTTAATTCATTATCTGTTAAATTGTCTAAATTCAAGTAAAATTTTTTTATATACATTTCATATCTTTTATATAAGGCATAATCAATTGCTTTGTAGATATTTTTAGTGTTTTCATCATTTAAAGTTGATTTAGCTGCTAAATCTAATAAACTTAAATTTTCTAATAATATCATAAGTCTTCGACCCCTTGATAATTAAAGCTACTAGATGTGTTTATTGCTACTTGATTAAAATCTAACTTTTTAAATGTCGGCTCTCTTAACACAACCCTCTTAACATCAGCAAGTTTTAGTTTTTTAATTAATTCATCTGGATTAATATCTCTACCTATCTTTTCTTTTTGCCAAGTTATAAATTCATCTACTGCTTTTTTTACATTTTCCTTTATTATATTTAAAAGAGTTTCATTTTCTCTTTCTATATAATAGTCAAAGTCAATATTATAATTGTATATAATTGGTGATTTAATAGTTAATTTATCTGTTAAAGGTCTGATATTTTCATCATTTAAAGTATTTTCTACTTGAATTTTTAACTCCTCACTTACTAAACCATTATCAGTTAAGATATACACATCTACATTTGTTGCACTCGGTGAATTTACTGTAACATCTAGGATATTACTACTTGCTGATTTTGCCCAAAATGAATATGCACCACTTGAACCTGCCGTGGTAAATGATTTGGGTATCTCTCTTACTCTATTTCTATAACCTTCATCACTTTCTTCATCTGTTCCATTATTCGTAATAGTAATATTTTCTACTCCTGAATAATATGGGTAAATATCTACCATTTCATTTATTTCGCCTATAGCTATATTATTGGCCCTTGTTCCAAGTGTCGAACAAGTGGCTATACCTGTTGTAAATAAACCACCTTGTTTAACCTTATATTCATTATCTGTATAAAAATATAAGTCATTATATCTAATCCTTGAATTTTTAGGAATTATTATATCTCTTTTCTGTTCTTTAGATATCATAAATTTAAAGGTTGCTCGTGCCGGACTTTCTTTTAAGCGTTTCCCTCTTTCTCCATATAATTCACCTTTTAAATCTAATCTTTCTCCTCTTGCAAACCTTAAATAATTTTGCTTAATTTCATCATTATATTTTTCTTCTCTTAATCCTAAAGCATAAGAAACTGTTTTAAATATTAACATTTCAGGACTAGCATCAGTTAATTTTCTCTTAGTTAATTCTTCATATTTACTTTTCATATCATTAACTAATTCTTGAAAATTAGCATTAATTACTTCATAATCTTTATATTCCATTATATTATCACTTCAATTCCAATAGAAATGTCAAAATTGTTATTTTCCTTTAATTTAATCTCAGAACCTTTTAGTAATGCTCTAGGTTCATACTTTTTAAATTGCTCTAATAAGTGCGAACTTAATTTATTTTTTACAACATCTATGTTTTTGTCAATCAAATCAGAATCAAAAGAAAAATTTCTTTGTAATGGTTGTTCTTCTTTACAAATTCTTAAAATCATAGATACATTTCTTAAAACATCTTCTATTTCATTTAGTGGATTATAATTTATATGTATATCCTCCGTTGATATCGTAAAAATCATCTTTTAGCTCCTTTTAATATTCTTTTTTGTTCTTTTTTTACACTTTCTATATTTGATTTTTCTAATTTAATACTTTTATCATTTTGTTTTATTATTCTTTCATTATAATTTTTAGGTTTTTCTATATATTCTTTTAAAGACAAACTTAATTCTATAACATCAAAGTCTGAAGCATTAATATTATAATAGCTGTTAGTTTCATTTAATTCTGTTATTATAAATGGATTTTCGCCAAATACTTGACCTCCAAAAACTAGATTATTAACTTCACCTTTTTCAAACATATCTTTAACTTTTAATACTTCTTCTCTTAAATTAGGGGTAAGTGTTCTATTAAAATGAATATTAAAGCTAACAGTAATTAATTCTCTACCCTGAAACCTAAGCATACCTATGCCATAAATAGGAGAATGTTCGCTAATTTTTGCCTTATAACTCCTTGAAATTTGATTATTTAAAGAAACAACCTTTTTATCTGACACTTCAAATATTAATTTTCCAAAACTTCCTATCATTACTGTGGACCTCCTGTAATACCTGGACCTGGATAAATTCCAGAATGTGTATGTGTATTTAGGTTAATACTTCCACCAGTTATAGTACTTCCATCAACTGTTAAATCAGATTTTATTTTAACATTTTTAGATATTTCAACATCTGCATTTATTTCTATTTTTTTAGCATTAATCTTTATTTTTTCAATAGGTTCTAATGTTAAAATTCCATCTTTATATGACCAAAAGCCACCATCAGAAAATGTTCTTTTAATTTCATTTTCATTGCTTGGACCTTTTCTCATAGGAGAACCTAGAACCACACCCTGTTCAATCATCCCTGGAATAAATAAGCAATATACAGTCTGTCCTTTAGATAACATATAACTATCTTGATGACTTTCACTAAAAGGAACTAATATATTTATCCAATCACTTACCAAATCATCTTCTTGTGGAAATATTACCCTAACTTTACCTTTTTCTACATCTATATCACTTACTTCCCCAACTTTAAATATTTCCATTTATTTACCCCTTTCTTTTATTTTTGTTGCTTCTATATCACATGAATAATCACTATCAACATTATGAGTTACTGTTTCTATTACATATATACCCTCAAACTTACCAAATGAGCTATCAAGCTCTATAATCCCACCTGCAACATATTTAAAATCACCATCAACATTTAAAGTAATTCTACATTCTTTTCTTGCAATATCTCTCATTATCTTTTTAGCGATTTTTTTACTTTTGCTTTTACCTTTAGTTTTAACTTTTTTTACTTTTTCCACTTCTGCTAATTTCTTTTTAGATAATGCATTATCAAATAACTTATTTTTAATAATTTCATATTTATCAGCCATTGTCAATTTCTCTTTTCCAACTCTTTTTTAGTTATTATTTCTTTTATTAATTTCTTTTTATCTGGGTCATAATACGATACTTCGACTTTATCATAAATTTCCTTATTTTGCTTTCTTAGGGTAAAGCTTTTTATCCTATAATCATCTATACTAAATACCACTGCTGCTTTATTAGATAGCATATTATCCTCATCAAAAACTATTATTTTATCATCTGATATTTTCATACTTAAACCATGTTCTACACAAATTCTATCTATAAATTTTAAATCTGTTTCATTACTTTGATCTATTCTTTCAAAAAATTCATTATCAGCATGTAATGATATACTCATACCATGTTTTGTTGCTATTTGAGATATTAATTCTTCTAATGTTATTTTTTCCCAAGCCTTAGTATTTTTTTGATCTCTAATATTACTTCTTAAAGGTAATGCTATACATTTTAAATTAAGTCTATTATCATTAAATGTTGGTTCATCTATATAAAAAGTTCCTAAAGAAATGCCCTCGCCACTTTCATTATCACCTTGAAAAAGACCAACTACAAGCTGTGCTTTTTCATCAGGATACCATTCCCTAAGCCATCTATAATCTAAATTCTCTAACTCAATTTCTAAATCATCTATAGCATTTCTTGAATTATCTGTATATCTTATAGAGCTTATAGAATGGCTTATATCATTACTTATATCCTTTTTATTAAATATTATTATTGCTCTTATACGCCTAGCTAACATAACTAATCTCTTTTCCAAGGTGGTAACATAGAATAATCTTTTATAATATCATTAGCTTTTAATTCTGGAATAATAATAGGAATATTTGAATCAAATACAGCTATATCAATTAAATCTAAATTAGCCTTTATTAGATTACTACAATAAAATTCATTACCATATACTTTATATGAAATCAAATCCCACGTATCACCAGAAACTGTTAAATATACTCTTACATCTTCCATTAATCAAAAGCCACCCTTCTTTTTCTATTATTATTTTCATTTATTATTTTTAATACTTCTCTTGCTATTTCTTTAGGATCTTGCCCTGTTATGTAGAAATTAAGATTATCGCCACTAGTTTTTATATCCTGTATAGTATTACTTGCATTAGTTTTTAAACTATTTACTTTATCCTGTAAAGTACTTCTGGTCTGAGAATTATTTAATATATTTGTTCCTTTAGGTAGGTTCAATAGCATACTAGATGTTGCAAGAATAGAACTACCCCCGTAATTAATTAACTCTGCCCCACGTTCTGCAACTGTTGTTAAACCTCCTCCCCAATAATTAGTACCCGAATAATTTTTACCCCAATTAAACGGATTTATCCAACTTCCAACTTTAGAAACCGTATTTTTAATTCCTTGCCAGCCCTTAGAAATCCAAGAAAATAATCCCATAAATAACTGTTTACATTTTTCTACTATAATAACTATTGCTCCTTTTATTCCATCAAACACAGCTACTACACCATTTTTTATCTTTTGAAATACATAAACTGCACCAAATTTAATACCAGTCCATATTTTATTAACAAAATTTCTAAACCATGCAAATTTTTTATACATAAGCACAAGACCAGAAACTACTGCAACTACTATTACCCCTATCAATACCAAAGGATTAGCAACAAAAAATGTCTTAATTACTATACTCACAGCTTTCAATATACCAAATAAACTTTTAAATACCCCTATAACAGAGGGTAGAAATGAAATTAAAAATTTAAAACCCTTAATAGTAAATGATAAAACATTTACAAAATACGTAATTGCTTTAGAAATACTAATAAAAGATGATATAAGAGATACAAGACCCTTTAAAGCTATTCCAACTACAATATTAAATAAAGCCATGACACCTAAGGCTTTCAAAAAATTTTCTACAAATTTAGGGTTATTTTCTACAAACCTAGCAAGTTTTTCTATAAATGGGGTTATTGAAACCAATAAATTTTTAATTACAGGTGCTAATGCTTTCCCTGCATCTGCTAAAGCATTAAATAGTTTATTTTTAACTATTAACATATCACTTTTTAAAGTGTCCAATCTGTTCTTATACTCTGCTTCTACAGCTCCTTGTGCTTGAGCTGATTTTGCTTTTTCTAAGTTTTGTTTTAACATTTCAACATTAGCCATCATACCAGTTATTGAATCTAATGCTTCTGAACCGAAAATCTGTTTTATTGTAGAAACTTGCATATGTTTAGGGAGTTCTTTCAATCTACTTAATACTGCTATAACTGTTTCTTCTCCATTTTCTTTCATACTTTTAGCTAATGTCATAGTATCTGTACCTAATAAAGCAAAAGCGTCTCGTTGTGCTTTCGTTGCTGCAGTACCTGACACTAAACCAGTATAAAGCTTTTTAAGTCCTGTTGAAGCTATTTCTGGAGTTTTACCAACTGATAAAAGTGTTGCACCAAAACTTGCAACTGCTTCATGTGATATTCCAGCAACACCTCCTAATGAGGCAACTCTTTGTGATATTTCTACTATTTCATGAGCTTTAGAAGCTGTATTATCTGATAAATAATTAATTGTATCAGCATATTTAAATAATTCTTTTTGCCCTAATTGCAATTGATTTTTAGTCTTTGCTAGAAATTCTCCAGCTTCCTTCGTTCCTAAATCAAATGCTACTGCTATTTGTTGTGCTTTTTTAGTATATTCAACTAATTCTTCTCCTTTAATTCCTGATTGTGCTAAAGCTCCTGAAATTTCAAAAATTTCAACTTGTGATAATGGAGAATTATCTGATATCTTTCTTAAATTAGAATAGTATTTCTTAGCCTCATCTCCTAGCATTTTTCTTAAATCTGCTTGTGACTCTTCTATATCCATATATATTTTTACTGGCAATCCTACAACTGCACCAAATCTTGTACCAACCGATAACCTTTTATCAGCAAAGTTAGAAATATTTCCTACTACATTATCTACACCATCATAAAAATTATTTATCTTTTTTCTTATAGTCTGAAATTTTATTTTTCTATTTAGTGCATCTATATGTTTTGAATATTTTTTTATTGAGTAACCCTCTTTTTCTATTTCACTTCTAGCCGCCTTAAAAACTTTTTTTTGATATTCTTTTTTCTTATTTAATTTATCAATTAATGACATTTGTTCTTTTATTTTCTTTGATAATCCAGCATTACTTTTACCTGTTTTTTCATGTGCTTTTTTTAGTTCATTTAATTTAGTTACAGCTCTTACATATTCATTTGATAAATTTTTGTAACCTTGCAGAGAATTTTTAACATTTTTTAGCTTTTCTTGTGAATCACTTAATTTTTTTAAATTACTATCTAACTCTTCTGCTTTTAAAGTTAATTCTTTAAAAGCATTACCTGCTTTAGCTAATGATGTTAAAGCTCCTGCAGCTGCAACTCCAAGAACTAAATTAAATTCCATATTTTTAGCCATTTATATCCTCCTTTCTTGAAAGTTTATAATTTAAATGATATAATTAATTAAAAGGAGATGGTTACATGAAAATTAGTACATCTACAAAAAAATTAATAATTAAAATACTTAAAAAAATAATAATTGAAACATTAAAAACCATATTAATATTATTTCTTATTTCAGCAACTTGTATTATTTTTTTTCCTTTAGGTATATTGTTACTTGGTATATTTAATATGAGTTTTTCAGGAAAAATATTTGTTATTACAGTTATTCTATGGTTATATATTGTAGTATATCATTACATTAATTATATAATTTATTTATTCTACGATATCTTTTACAATAAAGAATAAAAATATAAAGCGACCAATCAAATCAATTGACTGTCGCCTTTTTTATTATCATCTTATTTATCTTGTTCTTTTAACATTTCCACTATCTTATTTGCTCTACTTATCCAGTATTTTAATTCATATAAACTACAACTTATTAAATCATCATAACTAACATTTAAATTAATTTGTGAATTATTCAAAACACCTAACAAATCAGTTATAGTATCTAACAATATTTCAACATGATTTATTCTTCCGTTTCCTCCATACTCTCTTTCTTCTCTGTAACCTCCAATGTTTTGTTCAAAAAAGTTTTTACACTATTAATTAGTCTTAGATAATCATTAGCGTTTAAGTTTAATAAGTCACCATATTTTACATCTATTAGCCTAGCAGCAACAGTTAATGCCCATCCATCTTCCAATTCCTTTATTATAGAACCCTTATTTCTTAATTTATATTCTTTTTCTAAGGCTATCATATCCTTTCCAGTTAAAATATCAAAATCTAACTCAAATTCATTAAATGTTTTTCCTGAAAAATTATATTCTCTACTTAATTTTATTATCATATTTTATCTTCTCCTTATATTATTCCTAGTAAAGCCAAAACTTTACTATTATTATGTCCATTTATATTTGATATGTTATTAAATACATCTATTTGTACTATTTGATTACCCTCAATAACTAATTCATAATATGAAACAGATAAATCAAATGATGTTTCTAATTTAGAACCATTTTTAAGTTTTAGACCATCAAACTTTTTAATTAATCCTTTCATTGTAACATCTACACCTAATAAATCAAAACCATGAGTTTGTTTATTCATAACTTGAATTACACCCTTACATTCCAATAAAATAGGCTTATCATTATTAAATGTAATTAATGTGTTGTCTACTGTATCCATTTTTATTTTAGCTTCTAATTTCTTGTAATGCCCATCCAAAACTGCATCATATTCAGAAGTTAAACCTATCTGTTCTGTAGTTACAGTTGCAAGTTCTATATTAGGTAATTCTACTTCACCTATTCCAGCAAGGCTATTTGACCCATTTATATATATTTCAACCTTATTTAAAGCTACAGGTATATTATTTGTTGTTGCCATATTTTATCCTTTCTATTTACTTATTCCTTTTGCGAAATTAGTTAAAACATCTACATCATATTTTTTCTTAAATGTCATTGATTTTAACGATGGAATTATTCCTAATTTTATTATCCAAGTAATATCACCGTTTATTGTATTTATTAAACCGTTATCTTCTTTAGAAATTTCAGCTTTTGCCTCTAATAATTTATTAGGTACAAATGAATTTAATCTAATATTTATAGATTTAGTAACAGTTTCTGCAAGTTTTCTAGTAAATTTCTTATCTACTGTATCAAAATAAGTAATAACTAATTCATTTCCTATATATTTAAACATTCTTCTAGTATATACAAACTTATCTTTAGGATCTGTTGCCAATGGATTTTTAGCAGTTTCAGACCCCCAACATCTCCAGCCTTTAAAGTTAATCGCCGTTACTATTCCATTTTTATTTAAAAAATTAGCTTGATTTTCTTTATCAAGTCTCAAGCTTTCATAACCATTTTCACCTTTCCAAACCATACCATCACATTTATACATATAATTTGAAGGTGTTTGACATGGCACACCATCATTTTCTTTATCTACTAATAATGATAAAGCTGCATAATGTGTTGAATGGTTATAATAATTACCAGCAAGCGTTAATTTACCATATAAAATAATTTGATCATTATCTAATATATTACTATCATCTTTCCATTTTAATAATTCATCATATTTTTTATCTAATGGTGCATTAATTAAAGCAACTGTCTCAAACATTCCACCATTCATATTTTTAGCTTTAGTAGCCATAACTGCTGCAACATCACCTTCATGTGAAAAATCAGGAACATCTATAAATGATGGTAATTCAGAATAATTCAAGAATACTTCATCTAATAATTCTAAGCCTGTTCTTTGCATTGTAGTAGTATCATATCCACCTATAGCCTCTTTTTTTGTAATAAGTGATAAATCTATTTCATTAAATTCAACATCTACAGTCGTACTGTTAGTAGGTGTTACATATATTTCTAATCCAAGTTCTGTCCAATTCAATACCTTATCTACAATTTCAACACTATTTGTATTATTTTTAACAACAACTGTTTCTGGTATTATTTTATGATTTTTTATTAGTACTTTACCTTCTTCTACTTTCAAACCAGTTATTTTAGTACTAGTCTTTTTATGTTTACCTACATCAACTAAATTTACTACATATAATGGTGATACTGAATATAATTCAAAAAATATTTTTATTGCTTGTGAAATACTAAAATCTAAATCATTAGTATCTCCAAACATCTCTATAGCCTCTTTATAACTTCCTATTCTTAAAACCTTATTAACAGTTCTATTTTTTTCTTTAACTTTATTCATAGGGGCATTACCTACTATAAAATATCCGTACGCCATTTCCACAGGTAAAGTTATATCTGATTTTGTTTCACTTTGATATGTTCCATGTTTATATGACATTAATTAACCTCCTTTTCTAATATTCCTTTTAATTCTTCTGTTATATTATCTAATACAACTTTATTTATTTTTAATTTAGAAACATTTTCTACCTCTATTAAAAGTTTAGATAATATAGGATATCTTTCTAAAAATTCTTCTATTTTTTCTCCATAATATACTGAACCTTCATTAAATCTCATTCCTAATAAATCTATATTTTTACCTAAATAAACATATTGCTTTTTTATATCCATTTATTTTCCTCCCAGTTACTAATAGGCTCTACAGGTTCTCCATAAACAACAAAATCTATCTTTGAATAAAAAAAAGGCTCTTGCTTATCACTAAAAAAATTAACTGAAAAATTTTTAGTAACATCTACTGCAAAAGCTCCTTTTTTATGTACTTCACTTAGTAATTGTTGTCTAATGTAGTCCCCTAATGCTAAATTTTTTATATAATCTTCTTCTTTTTCTTCTTTTGTACCTATCCAAATTTCAATATCAACAGGTGCTTCATAACTATTAATACCTATTGTTTCTTGTGAAAAATTAACAATTCTTAACAAAACAAATGGAAAATAATTATTAGTCTTATTTCCATTTTCTCTATCAGCAAAATCATTAGTTGGTAAAAAGCCACGATATATATTTATATCATAATCAATTATACCATCACAAAAAGATTTTAATTTTTCTTTAGTTAAAATTCTTTTAAGAAAATCGTACAAATGTCTTTCTGTATTTACTATCATTTAATTATTCTCCTAATCTCATGTTCTAATCTTTCCTTTAATTTATTTTCTGCAAATCCTTGCAATTTTTCAATAATTGAACTTCCTCCAAACATTTGTGGTACAGAAGGACCTTTTAATCTTTTAATCGGTAAACTTGATTTACCTACCCTACTAAATGCACCTAAAAAACCATCGTGGTATGCTATAAATGCATTAGGTAATACTTTGGTAGCTCTTCTTTTAACCGCGACCCTTACAACTTTATTTCTTCTTCTAACTCTAGGTACTAACTTAAAATGGTCAAGCCCCAAAGGTGAGCCTACAACATTTATTAATCCATTTAGTGTTGTAGTTGTGGATTTTCTTACCTTTAAATTTTTGAATAAATCTTTCCTTTTAACACTATATTCTTCGGTTACACTTTTTAATTGTCTAGTTTTAACCATAGCTAAAGTCCTATTTATTGCAAAAGATATTGCCTTTTTAAGTTCTTTAGGTGCTTTGTCAAACTCTTTAACAGTTGTTCCTACATCATATTCTAACTTTATCATATTTCTTCCCAAATAACTAAATCTATTTCATAAATTCCACTGTCTATCTTAGATTTTAAAACTTCATAATCTAAATCATCAAGTTTAAAATGTTCTCCAACACGAGGGATTGCATATAACTCTTCTTGTCCAATAAATATAGTTACCCCTTGTCTTATTACTCCTTCTATTTGAGTAAGAATAGTACCAGTTTTTATTTTATTTTCAAATTTATCCTCATCAACAACACATTTAACTATCCTGCCATTTAGCTTATGCTCTGTTGCAAATTCATTTAAATTTAAAAATGTTAAAAATATGTCTTTAGCAATAGCTTTTTTAAAATTCATTTTTACTTACCTTTTTATTAGATTTTACTGACTTTGAAACTACTTCTTTTTCAGTTATTTGATTATTTTCTTCATATATATTAACATCTGTTTCAATAATTTGACTTTCTTCTTCAACTATTTTAGATATTAGATTATCTTTTAAACAAGCTTCTAATGTAGTTGGTTCTAATATAGAGATATTATCTCCAATATTATATAATTTACCTCCATATATTAATGGTAAATTTACTTTATAATTCATACATTATCCTCTCCTATTTAACTTTTAACACTTTAATTGATTTTGTATTTCTAGGTATCAATATAGGTTTTGAGATTGTTCTTAAAGTTATTTTATCATTTAATTCATCTTCTGTTATTCTTGGTATAAATTCCCCTTCTAATAGTCCATCTTTTATTGAACTTTCAGCTGCAAATTTAACCTTGTTGTTAATTGGTGCTAATAGTACTGTTCCTTCTGGTATAATTGATTTTGTTTTTGTTAAACCATCATTATCTACATAATCATAATATTCTTGATATTCTATTAAATCTACACCTAAAGAAGGTATTGAACCTAAGTATATTACTCCATCAATAGATACATATTCTGGTTTAATTGTTGCTATATCATATCTTCTAGTATTTAATTGTTCCATAAATTTACTATTTTTTTGTAATAAATCTGATGCAACAGGATCTAATACTATAATATTGGGTCTACTTCCACCATTTTCTGATATGTTTCTTAATGCAGTTTTTATATCTTCTAAAGGATTAGCATTTGCTTGATCCCATTTAGTAGCTATTGTTACATGATGTTCTGTATTTGAAATGTCGTAATATTGAACTTTATCTATAATACTATCTCCTTCTACATTTATTTCTAAATTATACAATACTGAGGCAGCCATATTTTCTAATCTTCTTGAAATTTGTGTCTGTTGTTCTTCAAGTGTTTGTGCAATTAATTTAGCTTTTTTTGTTTCTGGATCAGAATTTGAGAAAGGATTTTGTCCTGCAATTCTTTCAAAAGCAAATTCATCAGCAGTAAATGTTCTTAATGGTGCTATTTTATGAGGTTCATAAAATTTACCACTAAATGTTTCTTTAGGCATTTCTTGACCTGGAACAAATCTACTTACAATTGGAGCCATTAATCTTCTTCCATTTGAATATTCTACAATTATTTTTTGCTTATCTGTTGTTTCTCTATCTCCAAAAAATGTATCATATAAAAATGTTTTGGGTTTTTCCATTTGATTTATTACTAAAAATAAAGCTTTTAAAGTTATTCCTAACATTATTTACCTCCTAATTTTCTTAAATATATATTTTGTTTTTTACATTTTTTTATTATTTCTTCTTTTAAAACATTTCCATAATTACAATAATCTATTATAAATTCTCCTTCAACATATATAGGAATTTTTACTTTACCTTTTGAAGCATCAATATCTTCTGCAACTATTCCATATACTTCTGTATCTTCTGTTATAATCTTGCTTTGATCATCTATAATATCTCCCATTTTTAATGTTCCTGTTGATAATTCTAAAAACATTATTACGGGATCTTTAAATCCTGTTAATAATTGCTTATTTTCTACTTTATAATCCATTTTCATTACTTTTTCACTCCTTTTAATTGATTTAAAATTAAATTAGCTTTTACTTCATCTATGTCTATATTTTCTGATTTTTCTTTATCAAAAATTATAGGCTTCCCTTCTGAAGTTATATTGCTTAATGTATCAGAAGATAACATTTTTTTATTTTTTAATATTTCAAATGAAACATCTTTAGCATTTTTTATATCTACAAACTTTGCATTTGTTACTATTTCATCTGTGATACCTAAATCATCTATTTCTTTTATTCTATTTCTTTCTTGAATTACACCTTTTTCTACACCTTCATTTAATATTTCATTATAAATATCAGGATATTTTTCTAATAATTCTTCTTTATTCATTATTATTCCCTCCTCGTTTTTTAATTCTTTTACATTATTATTTTTAATTTTTTTCAAGTTATTAAAAGCTAAAGTATTTGAAATAATATAACTATCCTTTATTTCTAAATCTACTTCATCATTAACTATTTCATCTATAAATCCATATTCTTTTGCTTCCTCTGCATTTAACCAAGTTTCTTTATCCATTAAATCTGATAATTTTTCTTTAGATAATTTAGTTTTAGATAAATATGTTTCAATTATATTATCTTTCATTTTTTCTAATACTTCTCTAGCTTTTTCCATATCTTTACTCTCACCAATTGCTACAGTACTAGGATTATGTATCATAAAAAGAGCATTTTTAGGCATTCTAACAACATCACATGAACTAGTTATTATAGTTGCAGCACTTGCTGCAATTCCATCTATATAAGCTACAGTTTTTGATTTAGATTGTTTCAATAAATTAGCAATTGCTACAGCATGTACAACACTTCCTCCACCTGAGTTTATATGTACATTTATAATATCAATATTTTCTAGGCTAGATAATTGTCTATTAAATTCATTTGATGTTATACCCTCTGAAAGCCATCCACTTTTTCCTATTTCACCATATATAAAAAGATCTGCACTTTTATCTTCTTTATTCTGTATCAAATTCCAAAACATTTTCTTTTTCTTCATTTAATATATTCACCTCCTTTTCAATTAATATTTTTTGTTCTTTAGCCAAAATTCTGACATTTTGTTCAAAATCTCCACCATTTAATTCAGCTGTTTCTCTACTTCTTGTAGATAAACCATTATCAATTCTTTTAATTGCTGCATTAACTTCTTTTAATGGATCTATTTGACCTTGACTAGGTCCATTCCATGTTGCATTTGAATAAGCTTTTTTAATTAAATAATCTTCTTCATATTTTGGTAAATCTAATCTATTAATTAAATATGCATGTCTTAACCATTCTTCATATACAACTTGGCAAAATTTACGTGATAACCATTCACGTCTTTTTCTAAAAGTTTTCCATGCTTCTAATAATGCTGCTCTACTTGCAGAATAGCTACTTGTAAAATGCATAATTAATAATTCGTATGGAACTCCTATAGAACTACCAATTTGTCTTATAATAGCTGTCATAAATGGTTCAAATTGAGAATTTGGTCTTGCAGGATTTACTGTATTAACATGCTCTCCTGGATTTAATTCAAGTATAGCTCCCGAACCTAATTCTAAATTATCTCCACTAGTATCAATTCTGTCTTCTTCATTTATATTTCCAAACTCTCCAAGACTTCCTTGTTCTGGTCCTGAACTTTCAATAAAAACTGTTAACATAGAACTAATTACTGCACTCATTAATTCTGCATCTGTATATCTATCTAATTGTTTTAAACTTTCTATTACAGGTGCTAATATAGGAACTCCTCTAATTTGATTTGGTCTTTCTAATAATGCTAAATGTATAATATTAAGTTGTCCTTCACTACCATATATTGGTATATATTTATAATTTTCATTTGAATTTAAACTAAAAACAGAAGAATCATTTGGATGATTATCTAAAATATAATATCCTTCAATTCTTCCATTTTTATCAATTTTTATTCCATTTACAATTGTTTTATCACTTTTCTTATCTTTTGGTGTTGCAATTCTATCAGGCTCTATTACATTTAACTTTAATGAATATGGTGTATTTTGTGTTTCAAAATAGCTTAAATGTATAAAGCATTCACCATTTAACATTGTAGTTAAAAAAACTAAATCTTGAATTTGATAAAAATCTAAAAGCCCTGTTTGTTCAATATTATAATCAGCCCACAAAGAAAATTCTTGCTCTATTTTTGTTTCTATTTCTTCAGCTTCTATCTCATTTAATCCTAAAATCTTACTATTTATAGCTGATTTTAATTTTAAACCTGAACCAATTACATTAGTGTTTATTCTTTCAAGTCCACCTCTTGCTAGTGGAGAACCCATAAATAAATCCCTAGATCTTGCTACTAATGTATCTTTATTATCATATATATCACTTTGAGGTCCTCCTAAAGAAGTAATCCAACCTTGTAATGATTTTTTTCTTTTACTAGCTCCATGTTCACTATAACCTTTATTCATTATTTTTAATTTTTTTAAATTTTCTCTAGCTAATTGTCTTTTTAAAGCCATAATAGGACTAACTATTTCAACAGTTTTATCAATTAAATTCATTTATCATCTCTTCCTTTATATAAAAATCATTTATAAATCTCTTGGGATTATACCTCTTATTTTCTTTCTTTTAATAGTACTTCCTCCACCTGTATTTAAATCTACTAATCTTCTTTCCCATATCATTCTATTTTTTACTATTTCACTTAAATTAGCACGTTCTAATTCTCTTGAACCTATTCTATATCTTTGACCTGTCAAAACAGCTTTTTCAGCTTCAATATACATATTTATCATTTCTTGACATATTTCTTTATTATAATGCTCCATTATATCCCCTTTCTTATCATTCTTCTACCTTTTTTTTGATTTTGAACTAATTCAGTTCCTTTAATTTTATATTTTCTACTTAAATCAGGGTTCAAAATTTTTAATGCTGCATAACTATAATTTCTTAAATCTAAAGGTTCATTCCTTTTATCTCCAACAACTTTCCATTTTACTTTTCTAATACCTTTTTCAAAAGTTACAACTTTATTTTCAGAAGTTAAACCTTTAAAATATGTTTCAGTATATCCTCTTTCCACATCATCTGGAAAATGCATGTATCTTGGTCCTGGAATATCTATTTTTAACCTAGACATTATAGTTTCTTTACCTGTACTTACTCCTAAACTAAATAAAGATATCTGTCCTTTATTAGTTTTAGTTGGTCTTTTAATAAAAGGTGCGGCCTCTTGAGAACTACCTTTAATACCAAAAATTCGCTTAAATTCTCTAGGTTTTATAAACTCATAAGCTTCATTTGTATAATGTCCTCCTGTATCTATACAAGTACACAAAATTTTAATTTTTTCTCCATTCTTATATGAAAATTCTGTATCTAAATATCTATCTAATTGTTCCCATACATTTTTTTTACCAGGATTTCCAAAAAACTGTTTATAATAAATTCCCCAACTTTCTTCTTCCTCCCCCCAACCAACAACCTCTATTTCTAAACGGTCATCTTGGACATCAACACCAGCAGTTAATACATGCACTTCATCTGGTATTTCACAACCATAATGTTCTACTCTTTTTTGAATTTGTATAGGATCTAGTTTTTCTCTTTTTTCTTCAAAAGATTCACCAAGACAAGTGTTTGTAAAAACTTTCATTTTTTGCAAATCACCTTTTGCTTCTTTAAACTTTTTTATTATTTCACTCCACTTTGAAAATGGACTATATAATTCTGATATATGAAATCCTCTAACATCATAAATATCAATTTTATCATTTTGTGCTATCCACACACCTTTTTCTAAATTCTTCTTCCATTCATATTCATTTGAAACATTAAAGCAACTATTACATTTATGTCCAATTGGTTCAAATATAATATTTTGCCACTCTAATTTCTGTAATACTCCACATTTAGGACAAGGTATATGATATAATTCTTGTGTACTATTTTCAAATTCATCTTCAATTCTTGACTCCCCTTTTATTGTGGGAGTAGATGTTAATACTATTTTCTTATTCCAAAATGTAGTAGTCCGTGCAATAGCCAAATTCAATGGATCTCCTTCGCCTTTTACATCGTTAGGAAATCTATCAACCTCATCAGCTAATAATATTCTTATAGGTCTACTTGATAACTCAGTAGCTGAATTACTTCCAACCAAAACTATATATCCTCCTGCAAATTCTTTTTGAGTTATAGTATCCCTAGAATCACTATCAATTATTTTATTTTTTAATTGTGGTGTAGATAAAATCATATCATTAAGTCTTGTAGTAGCAAAATCTTTAGCTAATTCTTTTGTTGGTAACAAATACATTATAGGCGATGGATCATAATCAGCATAAAATCCAAATGTATTTAGTAATATTTCTGTTTTTGATAATTGGGCTCCGTACATCATAACTACTTTTCTAGTCTTATTATCTGAAATAGCTTTCATAACTTCTTTTTGATATGGAACTCTTTTTGTATTCCATTTACCAGGTTCTGCTGATGTTTTTGAACTAAGTTTTCTATAATTATCAGCCCAAGTATCAATTGTAAGTTTAGGCGGCGGATTTAATACTTTCAAAATATTTTTAAAAAGACTTTCAGTTTTATTTTTTAATTTTTCCATTTTCTACTCTCTTTTAATAATTTCTTCTATTTCTATTTCTTCTATTTCTTCAATATGTTTTTGATTTTTAAATAAATCAGAATTATAATTACTTAATTCTACTAATGTATCACTAATAGAATCGTGTATTATGCTTTGTATCTCTCCAAGATTATCACATGCAATAACTAAAGGTGCTATTTTATTAGAAACAGATAATAATTTCCCCTTAAGATTTACAAGCATATTATTCATAACTTCTTCAACAATTTTAGCATCGTGTAATTGATTTTTTAATTCTGCTATTCTAATTTTTTTTAATTCAGTATCAACTTTAATTTTAGAAATTTCCTCTTTTATTTTTTCATCTTTTAAATTTACATCAGCTTCTTTTTTAGTTTCTAAATATCTAATATATCCTTGTAAACTTTCAATGAATAAATATTTACCTGTTTCCGTTTTTTTTATAATTCCTTCTTTTGCTAAATTCCTTACATGCCTATCTGTTATACCTATTATTTTTGCTAATTCTACAGCTTTTATTAATTGCCCTTCTTTTATCAACATATGAACCTCCCTTCGGAACGGAAATGAATTAAAAAAACAACTCTAAATAGATACAAATCGGGCTTCGCAAGACCCTCAAGCCTTTTAAATCCTAGAAAGTACCTTATTTTTTAATTATCAAATAACTCAAGAACATTAATTTTCTTTATTTTAACCACCTCCAAAAAATTTAAGTTTTTTTCTTTATTTTTTAAAATAAAAAAAGAAATACAAATTACATACATGCACTTTATATTTCCTAATCAATTATAATATAAATTCTAAGAGGATAGAATTTCAATCTTAACTTATTGTAACACATAAAAAGGGCATAGAAAAGGGCAAAAAGGGGGCAAAATAGGGTCATTTTATAAAAAAAGTGGTAAAATTTCATTTTTTAATTTATTAATTAACCTCTTTTTATTCCTTTTTACTGTACTTACATCTATTTCTAAAATAGATGCAATATTTTCTAAAGTTTTCTTTTCAAAATATTTTAATGGTATTATTTTAAAATATCTATCCTTTTCTAAATCATTTAAATTTAAATCTATTATATCTATTATCTGCTCATACTTAGATATTTGTTTAGTATAATTATTTATTAAATCCATTCTTTTATCAATATCACTTTTAAAAATATGTGTTCCTTGAACATTTACTTCATTATCAAAATTAATAGATATAATTTCTTGTCCATTTTTTAAATTTTCTATCCTCTTTTCAAGAGATTTAATTTTTGTTTTATAATCGTTGTAATTATAAAGTAATGTTTCTATATTATTTGATATAATATCTTGCTTGTTTATCATTTAACCACCTTTCTTTAATCGTAAATAATTTCATATCCTAAATCTCTTAAATTATTACACATACATTTATAGGTATAATCTTCACGATTAAATAATTCTCTATCAATAGCATGATATATTTCTGATTGTTCTTTTTCACTATTTGTTACATTTTTCAATATTCTATCTATTTGTTTATATTTAGGACTTGTTTTTCTTCTATCGACATAACCATCATCTTCTAAGCACCAAATTTCTTGTAAAAAATCAGTTATTTTTTTTATGTGTTTAAAGGGTATTTTTTTCATCCTTTTTTCCCCATTCTTTTCTAAATTTAATTAATTCTTTTTTTAAATGTTCGGCACAAGCTATACACTCTTTTTCATTTTATGAATATCTTTCATTTCATATTCTACGGCTGTCTTAACCTCTTTTTTAATTAACTCTTTAATCCTCCTAATTTTCTTTTAACCAATTTAACCTTAACTTTTCTTAACTTTTTTTAAAAGGCTTCAATATATAATTTTATATCATCTTTTAATTCTAAGCTTTTTAAGAAATCATTTTTAAAACAACCTCTCTCATTTAAAAATTCACATAAATTGTAAAACATTAATACTTTGCTAGTTTTTATCATAAACCAAGTTTCATGAATAATACCTTTTTCTATACCATCTTTACTAATGGGAAGATTATAGTATTTTCCATATTTATTTTTTGTTGGTTTTAAATGAATATCATTTCTAATAGTTGGAACTATTACCTTTTCATTAAATTCTTTTAAATTTTTAATTTCAATTCTATCAATACAATATTCATTTTCTTCTAAAATTTTTTTATCAATTAAATTTTCAGTTATCAAATATTCATATAAACTGTCAGGATAATCATTGTTTCCAAATAGTTGATAATCCCCTATATCTACTCCATTTTTTTCTATATTAAGGTATATTCTATAACTCATAGTTTTCTCCATCCATTAAATCTTCTATCTTTTTTTCTAACGATTTGATTCTAGCTTTATAGTGATTATACTTATAAAGTAACCTCTCGACATTATTATAAATAGTATCTTGTTCAGCATTTATCATTTAATCACCTAACCTTTCTTATATTGAGCCCATCCGCTCTTTTTAATATTTCTGTATTCTGTTCTATAATTTCAATAGCACTATATTCATTGTTTATTTTTGTTACATTAATCTTTAATACGTCCTCTTTCATTTTTTATCTCCTATCTTCTTTTATTTTTCAAATACTTGAATATATAATAAAATATATTATTTATATCTTGATTATTAATACAATGAAAAATTTCTTTTTTATCTTTTGTTTTTATAGTTAAATTTTTTATAAATGCTTTATCATTAATAACACATTCTATAAATTGTATATCATCTAAATCAATTTTAATTTCTTTCCCATTTCCATTTTTCAATTTTATTTTATCCATTTTTATCATTTGCCCTTAATTTTCAATTTAATTTAAAGCCGTTTTAAGCCGTTTTTATATTTTTTTGATAATTTATACCCCTTAGACCCTTTCCGTTAAAATTAGATATATAATTTTGCAAATTAGGGGTATTCTACCCAAATATATACACCTGGATTTTTTTTATCATATTCATATTCTTCAAAAATAGGAATTATATTATCGGCGTTATCATCTTGTATCCAACCATGCTTTGTCATTAAATCACAAGGCAGTTGTACAATGTTGTGATAATCAAATCTTCTTTTACTATCTCTAATAAATTTAAAATGTATTCTATATGGAGTTACTTTATCTTTTATCATTTTAATAAATTTATTCTTGTTAGTTATCCATTGAATTTCATACTCTTTAAGGTATTTAGTTACTGTTTTGCTATTAATAAGGTGTTTACCAATCCATTGTTTACTATTTTTAGAACTAGGTACATTGCCCCTTATAAAAATATAGTCATCTTTCATTTAAAACTTCTATAATCTCTTTTAAATCTTTGATTATAATATAATTATTTGCTAATAAATTCTTATTGTCTTCATTATTAAAATCTATTTTTCTTATTTCATCTAATGTTAAATTTATTTTTTTCTTTGAGTAATATTCAATCCATTCTTTAGTCTTCAATTTATCTCCAACTACATTTATAATAATTTTGTATTTAGGTTCATAATCTCCATTTTCATTTTTTATTATTTGAGTATCACTTTTTTTCTTCCCTATCAATAATTCAATATCATCAATTTTAAATTTTTCATAATTACTTAATAAATTAGGTAAATCTTTAAGTACATAATTTAAACTATTTACATCAAGCTTAGATAAATGATTTAAACCACCAATCTTTTTTAAGATTACATGTATTACTGGCTTATCAAATACTATTTGCCCTTTATTCACTATTTTTATCGCTTTGAATATTCTCTCTTTTATCTCAAATTCTTCTTTTTTTATTATATTTTCTTTATGTACTTCACAAAATTTTCTAATCTCTGCCACAGTTGGCAAATTTGTATAAACTCTTTCATTTAACATTTTATGTATACCTTGTAATAAAACTTTATCTTCAACATCTTTTAACAAATGATAATATATTTGTTTTTGTTCGATTGTATATTCTTTATTTATTGCCAACTCTATTATTTTTATAATTTCAATAAATTTTTCAATATTTATATTTACTTTTTTCTCTAAAAACTCTAATTGATTCTTCATTTTTCCCTTTCTTTTTATTTTTTCAACTTCTCTATTATATTCTTTAATTTAGTTTATAATATTATAATTATTTAGTTTTAGTATATACTTAGTCTATTTAGTTATATTCTTTAACTTAATTAAAATAATAAAAACATTAAACTACTTATATTCTTTTCTTTATCTTATTTCTATTTCTTTATTAATATATCTATGTTTATATATTCTATATTTATATATTCTATATTAGAAGTATGTTTTTCATACCTACCCTAGGTATGATTTTCATACTTACCTAGATATGTTTTTCATACCTACTCCTAATTATCTAACCAATAATATTTATTAGGTTTTCCTTTTTCTCTTATAACTTTTATAACTTCTTGTTTTTCTAGTTCTTTTATAGCATTGGTAATATCCTTTAAAAAAGTTGTTTTTAAAACTCCAGACAACTCTTCTCTAGTCATTAAAAAATATTTGTTACCATTTTTATCTTTTAATCTGGTAATATTTGCTCTTTCTACCATATATAAATATATTTTGACTGTATTATAATTTACTTCATTAGATAGGATAGCTTTATACATTTTCCCACTAACTTTTAAAAATTTAATTGCCAATTTTGCTATCCTACCTTTCTAATAATTTTTTAAAATGGGAAATCGTCTTCTTCTATTATTTCTGCAGGTAAAACTTCTTTTGATTTTTCATTAATTTTTTGATTGTCATCTGTCTTTCTCTCAATAAAGCCTATTCTACTAACTAAAACATCTGTATTAAATCTTTTTTCTCCATTCTTCTCGTACGTGCTAGTCATTATCTTCCCTTGCACAAGTATTCTTTCACCCTTTTTAAAATATTGTCCTATAGTTTCTGCTCTTTTTTCCCAAGCTACACAGTTTATAAAGTCAGTTTCTTCTTTATCATTTTCTCTTCTAACTGCAACATTAAATCTTAAATAAGCCTTTCCTGTCCCTGTATATTGAACTTCTGGGTCTTTTGTTAATCTTCCTAATAATGATACATAATTCATTATTCATTTACCCCCTCTTCGATTATTTCTACAGTAGTTTCATCTATTATTTCCACTTCCTCAATTTCCATAGGATCTAAAATTTCATTGCCTATATTTGATTTTTCTATATTTTCTTTTTTAATTTCATAAGTTTTTTCATCTTTGGATGCACTTTCTAAAAATTCAACTGAAACAGGTAAATATTTTAGTAACTTTTTAATTACTGTTTTCTTTGCCATTTCATTAAAATCAGTTTTCCAAGGACTTGAAGAGCTATTAGCAGCTTTACTAAATTTATCTCTATGTTTTTCTATTTCTTCTTTAGTCATATATTCAAAAGAAACTGCACCATCCTTAAGTTTAGCTACAGCGTAGTATCCTATTTCTTTTCCTCTATCCTTAAAATTAGGTATATGCACTACATTTCTTTCTATACCGAATGTAATTTCAAACTTATCATTTTCATATACTGGATAAGCGTATATATCACTTAACTGCCCACTTCTTCTTAATAGTTCAATTAAACCTTTGTACCCTATTTGAAATTGCACTTGATTTCCATAAGGTATTAAATATGCTTGCCCTAAAATGCCAGGTTCTAATCCAAGTTGTGCTGAAGTCATTAATGCTCCTAATAAACTTGCTTGCTCACATTTAGCAAGTTTAGGATTTTGTCTAATTGAAGTTAAGGCTATTCTTACAAATCTATCACTATTAACATGTTTAGGTAACGCCACTTCGAATTGTCCTTTCATACTTTGAATTACATCATATATAGTTTTTGGCTTATCTTTCTTCACTATATCTTGTTTTTTTTCATTTTTAGCTATTAATCCACTTTTAACTGTTTCCATATTTTTATTCTCCTATTCTATCTATTCTTAAAAAATTAATTTTATATGGCACCTTATATTTTTGTTCTAAAGTTTTGTATTCATTTATAAGCTCTGAACATTCTTTTTTAAATTCTGGTGCTATTTTCATTCTATTTTGTGTAACTAGTTTAACTTTAAAATTTTTTCCAACCATTAAATCTGCTTTATTTTCTATAATCTCATTCATTAAGTCTTGCTCTATTTCTTTCGCTTTCCTTTCTAAATCTTTTATATTATCTTTAATGTTTTCTAACTCTTCTAATTTAATTTCTTGTTCTCGTTCTATTTCTATTCTGTTTTCATATGTTTCATACTTCTCTAGTAACTCTTTTTGATATTCACTATATGCATCTGAACCATCAGGGGCTGGAATTTGCTTAGGGATTACATAATCTTTCCAAAAGTTGTTAGCTACTTGTTGTATAATTTGTATTTCTTCTTCGTTTCTTTCAATATAGAATTCTTTATACTCGCTACCTCCAATTAATACAGCTATAATAGCAAAATCAAATCCAGTAACTGCCATGTAATGCATTACTTGCGAATAATATGTTGGTGGAACCTTTCCATCTTTCCACTCTTTTACTGTGAAAATATTCGCTGTTTTAATTTCTAATATTCCATATCTTCTTTTTTCTTTATCAAAAATAATACCATCTAAATTAGCACGTAATATACCAAATTTTAATGAAAATGGTGCAAGGTATACATCGTATAAACTCTTGTTCTTTTCTTCAAAATATGAACGAATTACAGGTTCTAAATTTCTACCCCATTCCATTGCTGAATTATCTTCAACTCTTTTCCCTTCAACCTTATCTAAATAAACATCTACCACGCTTTTATATTTATTTAACCCTAATAAAGCTCCTATATCACTACCACCTATACCTTTTTGTCTAAGTTTTAACCAATCATCTTCAAATGTATAATCTAGTATTTCAGTTTCTTTATTAATTAATGTTTCATGTATTTCATTTCTACCTAATATTGTCATATTTATTTTTCCCTCTTCCTTTTTTTACTTATTTATGTTACACTTTTAATGGTTTTTTTAAGGACACTCTCGCAAAGTGTTCTTTTTATTTTCTAATGTTTTTTCTTTCATTTTCTTCAAACCCCTATTTTAAATTTCAAATAATGTATTTTCTTTTTTTATTTCAACAAGAATTTTTTCTTTAGCTAATTTATACATATCTTTTTTTATTTCAAAACCATATGAGTGTCTTCCTAACTCTTTACTAGCCCTTAAAGTACTTCCACTTCCAGCCACTGGATCTATAATAACATCTCCCTCATCTGTAAATATTTTAATTAATTGTTTTAACAATTTAACTGGTTTTTGTGTAGGATGAATTTTAGGTACTTCTTTTTTATCATCTAGTTCCCAATTAAACCAATTTAATACCATTTTTCCTGTATTCTTAATATTGTTACCATTTTCATCTTTCTTTACACCATTTCTAAACTTAGGTAATTTATCCCTGTAAAGGACAAGAGCATATTCTGTTGCCCCTAAAACTTTCATATTTGCTTTTAATACTTGTGCACTTGTTTTTTTTATAAAAATTAATGGATAATAATTTTTAAACCCATATTTTTTTGCATACTTTACAACCATTTCTATTTGCTGAAAACTACAAAATACTATCATACAACCTGCATCATTTATTTTTGAAGGCTCAGGCTTAATTAACTTACTACAGAAATGAAAGAACTCCGCAATTTTGAAATTATGGTCTGTATCAAAAAAAGATTTATTAGCTTTCTTACTTTCTCCCTTTTTATTATCTCCGTCAATATACCATTCTGGATTACTTGCATATGCATTGTTCCCTAAATTGTATGGTATATCTGCAATAACTAGTTGTGCCTTAGGTATTTGATATCTTTTATAGTTTTGAAAATGATCATTATATAATTCAGTTTTAATCTTTCTATCTCTAATCTTGTCTTTCATTTTTAAGTTTTATTTATCCTTTCTTAATGTTCTTCTTATTCTTTCAATTCTATCTTCTACTCCATCACAAAAAAGAAAGAACACAAGAGTTATAGCATTTAATATAATTGTCCACAAAATAGATTGTATTAATGTTAAATTCTCATTTATAAAAGTTAAAGCATATACAATAATAACAACGGCTTTTAGTATTACTAGTGTTTTTTCAATTATATTTAAAAACATAAGCATTTCCTTTTTTTCATTCTCTATTTTTTTTAAATCTTCTCTTACATTATCAAATTCAAATAATTTTAATTCCTGCATATTATTTACTCCTTAAATAAATTCTCCACTTAATCCTAAATATTCCCAATACCAGCTTAAAATTGTAGTTCCTCTTAACAATACTTTTTGTCCATATTTTTGTTTTCCATACTCGTTACTTTTTTTAATTACTTTATAAGCAAAACTATCTCTACAGTTTAAATGGTTCATTATAAATTCCTTATCTATTACATCATCTCTCATATATTCTTTATTATCTATTACAGTTCTACTTATTTCTTCTTTATTTTTAAGCATTTTTCTCCTTTCGTTTTATTTATTTCATTATTTCTCAATCTCTCACTTGCAAATTGTAAAGCGTCTCCATTCTGTTTAACTGCTGCCATTACTGCTTCTTTATCATTTTTTAATTCTTTACTCGCATATTCTAAAGCCCAACCATTATTTTTAACTGCCTCTAATACAAAGTCTTTATTATTCCAATTCATTTAAATCACTTCCTTATCTTCTATTTTTATTTTCTCACTTTCAAGGTATAATTTATTGCTACATATTTCATACTGAAAGGAGGTATATTGTTATAAATCATACAAAAAATTATTTTAAAATACTTAAAACAATTGATTATTGCTATATTCATCAAATAAATTTAGAATTCGACTTAGAAAAATTAAATATTACACATCATCAATTAGGGCTTTATCTTCATAATTTAATCAATAAAAATTTAATAGAGGGTGTAATTTTTTCTAAAGCATTGAATTGCAACGGTTATGAAGCATTTTTCTTATTAAATCCTGTATCTCTTACTTTCGATGGTATGATGTATCTTGAAAATAATTCTGAAATGAAAAATTTTTATAATACACTAAAAGAAGCAAGGGATTGGTGGGTTGCTATCAAACCTTTTTAATTAATTTTTGGATTTTATTTAATTCTAAACTTAGTAGACTTATTAAATAATCTTTATTTCTTAAGTCTATTTTTTCGTTATTAAACTTTTCTATTGTTTCATCTACAATCTTTCTTATTTTTTCTCTTTGTTCTTTATAATACTTCTCCATTTAGCACACTTCCTTATTTTTCAAAAATTTATTTATAAAGTATTGTTGTCCTTTTCCTGTTATTTTCGGCGTTCTATTTGTTCTAACACTTCCGTCCGGATTGATACCTGTAGTCTTTTTTATTTCCATTATTTTTAAGTCCATACTTTTCTGTGTTGGTAAATTGTAATTCTCGCCTTTAGTTCCTAAATATCCGTTATTTCTTAGCCATTCAAATAATCTATTAGCACCAATTTCTACACCATTTTGTTTTATTGTTTTTGCTAACTCTCCTACTAACACACTTGTCTTTGATACCTCTAAAGCTTCTGCAAAGATTACTTTTGGTTTGTCTTGTTCTATTTTCTCTTGTAATAGTTTATTCTTTTCTCTTTCCTCTTTTAATTTCATAAATATTTTAATTGCTAAGTCAGGATTATCTAACAATTCATCTACGGCATACATTCCATTCTTTCTTATGCTTTTTAAAATATCCTTAACTTCTTTCTTAAATTGTTTTGCTATGGGCTTACGGCTTAACATTAAAACTTCATATAATCCGTCCTCTGTTAAAAATGTATGTTCTGTATTTCCTTGTAAACCCACTAAGGAATGTTTAGTGGGTAGTAGAATAACTGATTTTTCAGTATCATCAATACTCTTTAACATTTCTGTAGTATTTGTATGCTCAATCCATTTAGCAACATCTTTTGCTAAAAATAATGGTTCTTCAAAACTTCCATATATTTTAAATTCTTTATCTAAAACAGTTCTCTGTTCTATAATTTTTAATTCCATTCTCTAATTTCCTTTCTTTTTCTTCCTATTGCGACAATAATTGAGCAAAAAAAATTGAATTAGGGTCTTCTATTTTCAATTCATTTGTCAATTTTTCAATTTCTAAATTAGTGAATATTCCTTTTTTTAATCTAAGCGATACCGTTCTTTCACTAACTCCTAATATATCAGCAATATCTTTTAATGTTTTTCTTTTTTCTTTGAACTTGCCTTTTAATTTATTTACATCAATCATGACTCTACCTCCTTTCTTTTCCTCTCACGACAATTTTACTATACCATTTATTTTTTGTCGTGTCAAGAAATATTTTTGAGTTTTTTAGAAAAAAGTTGCTTAAAAAGAAAAAATATGATATTATTTAGATATATCATAGATTATGGAGTTGAAAAAAATGGATACTATAGGTAAGAGGATTAAATATTTAAGAAAAAAATACAATTATACACTAGATGAATTAGCTAAGTTAGTAAATGTTACAAATTCAACAATTTCAAAATATGAGGGCGATAAATTAGCTATTACTAATGATAGAATTGAAAAATTAGCTAAAGCCTTAAATACAACTCCCTCTTATTTAATGGGTTGGGAAGAAAAAACAACAAACACAATAGACACTTGCACAATAGATGATGTAAATAATAATGAATTTTATTTAATCGAACATAAGGGCAAGATTATAAAGTTGTACATAGATGAATTAGATGAAAATGAGATTAGAGAATTAAAGGATAGTAAAAATGGATTATTAGCATTTAATGATAAGATATCAAAAAAAGATATTAATTTATTAGAAAATGTATTAACAGAAATATACTTAAAAAATAAATTAGGTAAATAAAATATATACATTCATATATTAAGTAATAAAGGAGATCTAATGTTAATTTTTATAATGATTTTAGTTATAATATTTTTGTTGTTTAGTTTTTATTCTTTAAACAAATCAAATGAAGAAATAAACAAATCAAACGAAGAAATTATAAATAATTTAAAAAAAGAAATATCAAAATATGAAAGGTCATGCTATGAAATTAAAGAGAAATTAAGTATTCTCAAAGAGAAAAATACAAAATTATTAATACAGGTTGATTCTAGATTAAATCCAGATGAAGAGACTATTCATAAATTAAAAAATAAAATCTATGAACTTGATAAAAAAAAGTTTTTGATATCTTCATATATAAAAGAAAATGAAACAATTTATCAAGATATTAAAGAAAAAAAATCAGTATTAGAAGAATTGAAAGAAAAAGAAATCAATCAAAATAATAAAATCAAAAAATTATGGTCTTTATTTAGAAGTATAAAATATTCTATAAATAACTTTCCAGAAAATCAAAAAATTATTGAACAGACGATTGATGATGAAATATCTATATTTCCTGATACTGAATTGAAATTACATCATATGGATATAAAAGAATTAAATAAATTATTTAAAGAAAATCAAAAAAATATTGAAAAAGTTCTCAATTATTATAAAGTCAGATACACAACAAAAAATAATCGTACAATTTATAATTTAATGGTTATTGCATTGCAATCAGAACTTCAAAACATATTATATAATTTAAAATACGATAAATTAGATAAGGGAATTGAAAATATAAAAAATATTTCTAAAAAATATCTAAAAATAGCAGAAGACGGAAACCAAAATATTGTAAATACCCTAATTGCATTTATAGGACAAATTGAATATTTATTTATTAATGCTGTAAAAATAGAATATAATTACTATATAAAAAAAGAACAATCTAAACAAGAACAACTAGCTTTAAAACAAAAAATGAAAGAGCAAGCGGAAGAGATAAGATTATTAAAATTACAACAAGAAAAAATTGAAACGGAAGAAAATAAATTTAAATTGGAACTTGAACGTACTAAAGATTTGCTAAAAAACACTACTAATGATTATGAGATCGAACAAATTAATACAAAAATTATAGAGTTACAATGTCAATTGTCTGAAATCACTGTAAAAAAAGATGAAATTATAAATTTACAAAATGGTAAGGCTGGAAATGTATACATAATAAGTAATCTAGGTTCTTTTGGAGATAATATATTTAAAATTGGAATGACAAGACGAATTGATCCACAAGAAAGAATTAACGAGTTAGGAAGTGCTTCAGTTCCATTTAAATTCGATGTTCATAGTTTTATTTTTTCTGAAAATGCTATAGAACTAGAAAATAAATTACACAAAATTTTAGAAGATAAAAGAGTAAATAAAGTTAATTCAAGAAAAGAGTTTTTCTATTGTACATTAGATGAATTAGAGGAGTTAGTATATGATATTGATCCAACTGCTGAGTTTAATAAAACAATGCTGGCTGAAGAATTTTATCAATCACTATCAATAAATGAAAAAAATAAACTAGAAAAATTAAGTTAATCTCAAAATCATAATAGGAGGAAAACTATGAAAAAACTACTAATTTTAATTTTACTTTTAAATATATTAGCACCTATCAATTCTTATAGTGCTAATACTTCTGAAACCTCTGCGATTAAAGTTGCAAAATCTAAAAAAATAAAAAAAGTGAAAAAATCAAAGAAATTAAAGAAGTACAAAAGTAATGTTTATTTTAAAAACTGTAAAGAAGCTAAAGCTAACGGATACTCCAACATTAGAAAAGGTGAACCTGGATATAGTCGTAGATTAGATAGAGATGGTGATGGAGTAGCTTGTGAAACTAGATAATAAAGGAATAAAAAAATGAAAAATATAATCATAAAACATTACGAAAAAGCTACTTTTTTACTAGCTTTAATTACAATTTTTATAAATTTACTTGATATATTGGAGTATATTAATTTAGAAACTTCTAATCTATTTTATCTTGATAATTTCATATTGATATATTTTATAGTTGAATATATAGTTAGATTATATTATTCAGATAATAAAAAGGAATTTTTTAAAAATAATAAATTAGATTTAATTGCTATTATTCCTTTCAATTCTTTATTCAAAGTATTTAGATTATTTAAAATATTTAGAATTTTAAAAATTACTAAATTATTGAAAATATCTAAAATGATTAGAATTTTTAGTTTTTATAGTAAGGTTAGATATAAAATCTATAAATTTCTATATACTAACAATTTAATTTACTCTATCTACATCTCTATCTTTTTAATTACAATAGGTGCACTAGGTATATACTTATTAGAAAAAGGAAGTACGGTTAATAATTTTACAGACTCGCTTTGGTGGGCATTCGTAACTGCTACTACTGTTGGATACGGAGATCTTTCACCTACAACTACACTAGGCAGAATAGTAGCTTCAATATTAATGCTTACTGGTATAGGAACTATAGGCCTTCTCACAGGTACTTTTGCCACATTCTTCATTAAAGAAGATGAAATTAATAATTCTGGAGAACTAGAAAAATATATTAAAAATAGTAAAGAATTAACTAATCGTGAAAAAATAGAGATTATAAGCTATATTAATTACTTAAAATCAAAAAGAAAAGAAAAAACAACTTAAATTAGAAAAAAATAAAAAAATAGAGAAAAAGTAATAGATTGTTATGTGTTAGATTAAATTATAAAAATTAATATACGCAGGAATATTTGTAGGACTTTTTTTAGTACTTCTGAATACTCTTTGACATTTATTTTTAAAGTCTTTATAACCATTTATGAATTAAAAAATAATTTAGAGGTTAATATATAGATATCCTAAAAATATTAAAAAGACTCTTGAAAACAAAAAAAAGATAACCTCAGGGGCAAAGGAATTCTAAATATATATAAAGTATATATCTACTCCTATCCAGGAACCCAGCACTTATCCTTCACAAGTTATCTTTAATATATGAATATAATAACATATTTATTTTAAAAAGTAAAGATTTAAAATTTAACAAAAGATAAAAAGATAACACAATATATTGTGGTTTAATCTTTTTATATAAAGCACAAATTTTACAATTAAATGAAAGAAATTGCCATTAAATTTAAATTAATGTAAATAAAAGTGTTAAAAAGTAAATAAAAGCATAAAAAGTTATTGACAATTTCACACAAAATGTGCTAGTATTATTGTAAGTGGACGGTTCAATTCTGAGGAGGCGAACGAAAATCTTGCAATTCTACGGAGGCGCAAGATTTTTTTTTAGGAGGAAAAATGGAAAAACCAACAAAACCATTCAAAAGTTACCATACACAGATTAAAATATTAAAAGAACGTGGTCTAATAATTAAGCCAACAGAATGCAAAAGAGTTTTACAAAGAGAAAATTACTATAATATTATTAATGGTTATAAAGAAATATTTTTAGATAAAAATTCTAAAGAAGAAAAATATTTAAACGGAACAACTTTTGATAATATTTATTCCTTATATTGCTTTGATGAAGGATTAAGAAATTTATTTTTAAAATATATATTAAAGTTTGAAACTTTATTAAAAACAAAGGTTTCTTACTTTCATTCAAAATACCATAATATAAAATTTAACTTTTTTGATGTTAATAACTTTCAAGGTAATAGTTCAAAAATAACAAAGCTTATATCAACTATTTCAAATGATATTAATAAAAATAATATAGATAATATAAAAAACTCATTTTCTCATTATCTTAATAAACACGGTGAATTACCTCTTTGGGTTTATTTTCAAAAATCAAATTTTGGTGTAGTATGTTATTTTTTTGAAGTACTTAAATCTGATATAAAAAAAGAAATTAATGATGAAATAAATGAAGAATTTAAATATAATTATAAAATAAAAAGTAACAATATTATTGATGCCAACAAATTAGAGAACTTAGCACATTTTTTAAATAAATATAGAAATATTTGTGCTCATAATGAAAGACTGTATTTTGAATCTGGTAAAAGATTTAAAAATAAAAAATTTTTTTTAGATTATTCAAAATACACTACTCAACAATATAGAGGAAATATATTTGATTTATTAGTTGTTTTAAAAATATTTTTATTAAAAAAAGACTTTAATAAATTAATAGAAGAATTCGAAGTTATTCTAGAAGAACTTAAAGTGTCATTGAATAATCTTCCAAATATATATTCTCATATTGAAAACAGTCATTTAAATATACCTAAAAACTGGAAAGAACTACTGTTAAAATTTTGGTTATAAGTATATAAAATAAAAAAAACATCCTTCACTCGCGAAAGTCAAAGGATATTTAGAATTTAGAAATATTTAAACAATACAATAATAAGTATTGCCTTTTGTAGTATTATAGCATTTTTTAATATTATTTGGCAATGCTAGAAAGGAATAAAAATGGCAAGTTTTAAACAATTAGAAAAAAACAACTGGCAAGTATCTTTTTATTGTAAAAATTATCTAGGTGAAAATATAAGATACAAAAAAAGAGGTTTCAAAACAAAAAAAGATGCAGAGAATTATTCAATTGCATTTAAAAGTAAATATGAAAAAAGTAACCAAGATATCTCGTTAAAAGTCCTTATGGACGATTTTTATGATTATAAAGCGAATGGATTGCGTGAAAGTACTTTAAAAAAATATAAGCACTTTATGCGTCAAATTAACCTATATTTCAAAAATTCTTTATTAAAAGACATTAATGAATTAAAAATATTAAAATTTTTAAGAACTTTTGACAATAGACCTGAACAACAAAAAAAATTAAAAAAACATCTTAATATGGTATATGATTATGCTGTATTATACTATAATTTTCCTAGTAATATAATAAAACGTGTTAAATTGGTAAATAAAACTGAAATTAAAGAAAGAGAAATTTGGACTGTTGAAGAATTTAAAACATTTATGGAATGTCTAGAAAAAAGAAAAGTTAAAGGAAATAAGACACCTCACTCACTTTACTTTAATCTTCTATATTATTCTGGAGCTAGACCAGGAGAAATTGCAGCATTAACTTTAAATGATATTGATTTAACTAAGAATACAATTAATATTAATAAAACTAGAATAGATTATAATACTTTTAACCCACCTAAGAATGTAAGCAGTAATAGAACTGTCCAAATTCCAAACAAGATAATGAATGAAGTTAGAAAATTAGTAAAAGAATACAAAATATTTGAAAATGATTTTTTATTCACTACAGTTAAAACATATCAAAATATTTTAAATGATATAATTAGAGCAAATAATTTAAACCCAATTACTCTTCATGGATTTAGACATTCTCATGTTAGTCTTTTGATACATAAAGGAATAGATATAGTGAGCATTTCTAAAAGAATTGGACACAAAAATTCAAAAATAACTTTATCAACTTATGCTCATTTATTTGATAAAGAAAATGAAACCATTTCTAATATGCTAGAAGAAGTTTAGAACTTTAATAGAACTTTTTAAAAACAAAGGAGTATCTAACTCCTTTATTTAATGACTTTATATAACAATTTTTCCGTTCCCTGCTGGCTCACCATTATATATTAAAATTGAATGCTAGTATGGACTAGCTTTTTTTATGCCCACCCACCCTCTTCTCATCAGTAACCTCTTTCAATTTTGCGTTAAATTCAACTAAAACCTTGTTAGCTTGCTCTTCTGTAAGCCCTAAAACCATTAATTCCTCTTTGTTCATGTTTACACCTCCTTTTTTTTGTAAATAAAAAAAGTGGTTCTTTAACGCCTACCACAAAAAGGCGAGTTTTTAGCTAGTTTTATTCCTAAAATCTTAAAATTTAGCTATTTTAAGAATATTTTTTTATAAAATATAATTTTTTATAGCTCTAATTTGTCTTTAATAAATTTGTTACCATAATCCTTTATTATATCTAAAGATGTTGTCAGTATCCCCTTTAGTTCAACATCTTTTTTTAGCTCCTCCCAAATATATTTACATCTTATGTTTTCTATGTAAGAATGACCCTTCATAGTCCGTCTTTTAGGTGTTTTATCTTCATATAATAACAGATAATTACCTTCAGATAAAACACAAATATGATAATCTATTTCTAGCCTAGTATAGCCTTTTATTTCAACATTTATGCCCCTTTCATCATTCCCATTTTCTTCTATATACAGTAGAATTTTTCTTACTAAATCTAGGTTTAATTTCATTCTAAATCCTTTCTAAACAAAAAAACAACCACACGGTCGCTTTTTAGTTTGAATATTTTATAATTTCTTTTTTCAATCATATTCCCTTAATATTTCTGTTTTTTCTATTTCAGAAGCAAAATACTCGTCGTTGTCATATTCACTAAACGGCTTTATATATATACTAGCACCATCTAAAAGATATGGGTATGCCTCCTTTTCTTCTGGGTATAACTCATTATCAGAAGCACTATTGTATGCTTCTAATAATGCATCAAAATATCTATATTTATTACTACCTTTTAAAAATATTCGTATTTCTATTTTTTTCCAAAATCTAATTTTTCCTATTGCTTCAAATAACTCTTTACTTTTCATTATTCATCTCCTTAATATAATATAAATTGTACCTCTATTTTTTATTTATTTCAACCATTTAATAAAAAAACATGTATCATTAAGATACATGTCATATTTATTATTTGTCTTCTAAATTTAACATTAATATTACAGCCCCTATAATAGTTGCAATTAAAGAAGCTAATATCATAGAATTTAATGAATATATTTCAATGATTTTACCTCCTATTAAATTACCTAATATAGAACCTATAGTTGCTGAAACAGCCATATAAGCTTGTCCTTTTATTCTGTCTTTTTCTTCCATAATATGATTCGTATAATAAACTGAAACAGGTACATATATTGCATATCCTGCAAATTGTGTAATTTGTGCTATATAAAACAGTGTAATATTTCCTGTTAAAATAGTAGCATATGTTATTGTTATCTTTGTTAAAAAAGCAATAGCTGATATTTTTAATAATTTTGAATAACCAAATTTTTTATTCAATTTCACTATATAAAACATAACTGGCAATTCAACAACAGCTGCTATCATAAATCCTATACCTACTTCTTCAGCTCCTCTACCTAAACTTTCTAAAATATTTCTCATAAATGTATTAATAGCAGTATGTGTAAAAAATATAAATATCATACCTAAAAGTACATAACAAAATCTTTTATACTTATTAAAAAATTCTAAAAAATTTGCTTTAATTTCTGTTTCATTATTTAATGTTTCTTTCTTTATATCTTTAAAACTCATAATAACAAATATAACAAATAATGATAATATCGTTGCACATATAGGTATAAATTCAAAGCCTATTTTAGAACCTAACAACCCATAAAAATATGATGATATTGCAAATGCTGCCGATCCCATACCTCTTGCTATACCAAAATTTACATTCTCACCCTTATTAATATATTGAAATATGAAGGTATACATATATGTTTGGGCATTAAGCAATCCTGTAATTAAGATTATAAAAAAAATTGAAACAAGTATCTTATCATCAAAATAGCTAATTAATAAGGCATTTAATAAAACTAATAGCATTGAGGCTATAAGTGAATTTTTAACTGTTATTTTTTTATAAACCTCAATTAACCTTGCTGTTAAAGGTTGCAATAAAACTGAAAAAAGGGCAGATAATGCCATAACAGTTCCTATTAATGTTGAATTAAATCCTCTCGAGCTTAAAAAGCTATTTGCAAAAGCATATACTGAGCTAAACATAGCCCAGTATAGTATTTGCATTAATGTATATTTTTTAGTCATTTTTACCTCCTAAATATCTAAATCTGTGTCGAAATCTTCATTCCAATCATCATCATTTAGATGTACTACTTCCAATATTTTTTCATAATTTGTAGATTTTTTAGAAAAGAAATCATGTTGTGTAGTTTCAACATTTAATCCATTTAATACTATAGCATTAACTTCCTTAATTTCAAATTCTTCTTTAAAACCTAAATTCATTAAAGCCTTATTCCCATTATATCTAATATATTCCTTAACTTCTGATGTAAGTCCTACATCTGAATATATTTCATCTGTAAATTTCAATTCATTTTCATATAACTCATAGAATAAATTCATTATTTCTTTTTTAACACTTTCTTTTTCAACGAATGACATTTCTTCAAATATTTCTTGAGCTAATTTTCCAACAAAAACTCCATGTATAGATTCATCAGCAATAATTTTTTTAATAATATCTGAACTTGCAACCATTTGACCATGTCCTGACAACCAAAGTGGTAAAAAGAATCCACTATAAAATAAATATGATTCTAAGAAAACAGAAGCTACTAATGCCATGTATATTTCTCTTGGAGTTGCATTAGGATTATTTAAACATTGATAATATTCATCAATTTTATTAGCTTTAAATTGTAAATATTGATTATCTTGTACCCATCTAAATATTTCATTTATTTCCTCAGTTGATGCAACTGTAGTAAATATTGTTGAATATGATTTAGCATGTATAGATTCCATCATACACATATATGACAGAACTGATCTACATTGTAATGATTCAATATGATCTATAATTTTAGGCATACCTGTATGAGATTGTAATGTATCAAGTAAAGTTAAACCTCCTAATACTTTTTTGTAAGTTTCTCTCATTTCAGGAGATAAAGAATGCCATGAATCTATATCCTTTGAAGGTATATATTCTGTATCTATCCAAAATTGTCTTAAATTTTGTTCCCAAAATACTTCAACATAATCATTATCTAATGTATTCCAATTAACAGCTTTATATATCTTTTTTTCCATTTTAATTCCTTTCATTATACTGAGCAGCTTAAACACTCTTCAATTGTTGATTTTCTAGTTCTTGTATAGTATAGTGATTTTAACCCTAATTTATGAGCTAAAATATATAGTTTTGATAAATCTCTTGTAGTATCATTACTTTTAGTAAATAGGATAGTCGAAATACCTTGATCTACATGTCTTTGAATTACAGATATCAATTTAAGTATATTTTTTTGATCCATATCATATGCAGATTTATAGTAAAAGAAATTATCATAATTTAAATATGGCATAGGATAAAAAGTAGTAGAATCACCATATTCTCTTACTTCAACTTTATCAACTATAGGCATAACAGATGCAGTAGCATTCATAATATATGAAGTTGATTGATTAGGAGCAATAGCCATTCTATATGCATTATACACTCCATACTTCATTACATCTTCTTTTAATTTTTTCCATTCTTCTACCCCAGGTATATGTATCCCTTCAAATAATTCCTTAACCCTATCTGTTACTGGCATGTATTCTTTAGTTATATATTTTTCAAAATATTTACCATTTGCATATTCAGATTTTTCAAATCCTAAAAAACTTCTACTTCTTTCTTTAGCTATTTCCATACTTCTTTCTAATGAATAATAATTCATCATCATAAAAAATACATTACAAAAATCAAGTGCTTCACGTGATTCATATTGTATCATATTTTTAGCTAAATATCCATGTAAATTCATTGCACCTAGTCCAACTGAGCTTAATTCATCATTTGCCTTTTTAATACTTGGAACTATTGATATATTAGTTAGATCTGAAACTGTAGTTAATGAATCTATAGCATTTTTAACTACCTCTTTTATAGATTTATTTTCCATAACTTTAGCAATATTTACAGATCCTAAATTACATGAAATTCCACGTCTAATATTATCTTCTTCATAATAGTTATTTATATCTGAAACTTCAGTTAATTGCATAATTTCTGTACATAGATTAGTAAATTTAACATCACCTATTTCTTTTAATGCATGTTCCCTATTTGCATTATCTTTGAAAAATAGATATGGATATCCACTTTCTTTTTGTGTTTGTGCAACTTTAACTAAAAATTCTCTTACATTAATTTTTTTCTTCTTAACTTTAGGATTTGCAACGAGTTTTTCATACCACTCATTCATATCTAAATCATCAAGATACTTCCCATATTCAAGATATACAGAATGTGGATAGAATGTATAACATGGTAAATCAGCACTTGCAAGTTCCATAAATTTATCTGAAATTATTACACCTATAGATAATGATTTAATTCTAATTTTTTCATCAACATTAATTTTTTTAGTATCTAAAAATTCTAATATATCTGAATGAAATACATTTAAGTATACAGCTCCAGCTCCTGGTCTTTGCCCTAATTGATTAGCATATGAGAATATATCTTCAAGTATTTTCATTATAGGTAGTACTCCACTTGCCCTACCTTCAACACCTTTAATTGCTTCACCTCTTGCTCTTAATTTAGAGATATTAAAAGCAACTCCGCCTCCTATTGAAGATAATTTCATAGCAGATTCAAAAGCATAGCCTATTCCTGATAAATTATCACCTATTTCATCTAAAAAACAAGATACAAGCTCTCCTGATCTTTTCTTACCTGCATTTAAAAATGTCGGTGTTGCTGGTTGATATTCTTGATTTATTAACATTTTTGCATATTTCAGTGCTTTTTCTTTATTTCCTTGGCCTAAGTAAAGGGCTACTATAGATATTCTATCTTCATACCTTTCTAATATTTTTTCTCCTGTATCATCCATTAATGCATAGCTTTGATAAAATTTTGAAGCTGCCATATATGATTTAAATCTAAATTTCTTAGAGTATACAAATTTAAAAACTTCATTAATTTCTTCAAATGAATACATATCATAGAAATTTATATAATAATCTTTTTCAATTAAGTAATCTATTTTTTCTTTTAAATTATGAAAAAATACTGTATTTTTATTGATATAATCAATAAAATATGAATAAACTGCTTCCTTATCTTTCTCAATTTGTAATTTACCTTCACTATCTTTTACCATTATTTCATTATTTAAATAAACCCACTTCATTAATTACACTCTCTTTCTTTTTCATATTTTTTTATTTTTCTAGTATATTCTTTAACATCTTGCAATGTTCCAGAAAGTTCAAATTTAAAAATGAAATAAATACCATATTTCTCATTAATAAGCTCTCCTGCTTTTGCAAAATTTTTACCCCAGTTCATATTCCCACTAGAACAAACTGTCTTAATCTTTTTATAATTTTCATTATTAGTCAGAAAAAAATCTGTATTTTTTGAAATTTGCCCAAAACCAGTTGTAAAAGTTATTAAATGCCCTTCTTTTTCAACTATAGTTTCAGATGAAATTTTTATAAACTCAAAATCTTCATAACTCTTCATTTTAGAAATAAATTTTTCAACATTACCTGTCAAACTTTCATAATATATTATAATTTTATCATTCATACTCTACCTTTCAAAACACAATATATTGTGGTTATTACTTATAAAAATTACCTTATGATGTAATTGTTTATATAATAACCTTTTTAAGATTCTTTTGCAATAGCTTATGTAAAGATATTTTTTTATCTTGCATAAAACAAAATAGTGTATTGCTTTTTGTCAATTTTGAATGTATAATTAAAATAAGATGTTAGGGAGATGATGTTAGTGAAAAAAATGTTTTTATTATCGTTTTTATCTTTTATTGCATTATCTAATGTTAATAATTTTAATAAAGATAATGTATCAAAAAACGATAAAAATAATTTTGAAATAGTGAGTACAAAATATACATATTTTCATTCAATAAATTCAAAAAAAGAAAAGAAATATTATGAAGATTTAATGTATAAAATAGACCGTAATAAAGCAAATAAATTTAAAAAACAGGTTGAAGATGTAGAAAAAATTTTTTCTCGTGTATTTAAAAGTGAGAAAAATTTAGTACCTAAGATTATAAAGTACATATATTTTGAACCTATTAAAACAGATGATAAAAATCTTATTGATGAGCAAATACAAAAAATTATGGTAGCATTTAATGCTAATAACGATTCAATAATTTATATCAACAATACTAATAACAGTGCCGAACAATTTTTAAATAGAATATATTCTAGGGCAAAAAAAGAACAGGTCTTGTTATTTGAAAATAGTGATAAAGAGATACTTAATGCAATTAATGAACAAATAAAAAAAGATTATCCTGAAAAGAATAATTTTTCATTAATAGAAGTTAGAGTATTAATAATTTCTGCTTCATCTCGTGTTAAAGAAAAACTTGCATTATCAAATGCTATATTTAACAAAGAATTAAGCGGTGTTGAAGTTGATGATTTCTCATATCTTGATAGACAGAGATATCTTTTAGATACAACTACTCAAGAAACAAGAGAAAAAACATTCAAATCATTTATTAATGGTATATATTAA